CCAGGCGAGGATCCGGGAGGACATCGCCTCGACGGTCGTGGACCGGGCCGACCGTGGACGCAAGTTAGGCGCCAACAACGAGGGGATCGCGATCTGCAAGGGCATCATGGCCAAGCGGCTGCAGCAGGGCGTGTCCGCCGGGCACTTCTCGGGCTACTCGATCGGCGCCGGCAGCGTCTCCGGCACCACGATCACGATCGCGGCCGAGGCCACCGTGCTCGACAACGCGCGGTCGTTCACCTTCAATATCGAGTTCGTCTAGCCGCAAGTCCCCGAAACTGAAACAGAATCCTCCACATAGGGGGCAGCGATGGATCTTCTGCAGACCAGCAAGACCTACAACTTCTCCGACGTGATCGTCACGATCGCCGGCCTGCGGATCGGCGGCTGGGGCGAGGACGGCGCCGTGACCGTGGAATGGGCCTCCGACCTGGCCACGATCAAGCAGGGCGCCGACGGGGAGCCGACCGTCTCCCTGCTGCCGATCCCCGCGGCCACCGTCACGCTCACCTTGATGGAGACCAGCGCCAGCAACACCGTGCTCCAGGGCCTGCTGGTCGCCCAGCGGGCCACGCCGGCGGGGTTCAGCATGCCCTTCGCCATGGCCGATCCCAACACCGGCGAGACGCTGCTCTCTGGGCAGAGCGTGTTCATGGCCTTCCCGGGCGTCACGAAGAGCAGGGAAGCGTCGGAGCGGGAGTGGAAGCTGGGGCTGCCCAAGCCCGTGTTCTCGGCCTGAGCAGGGAGGTAGCGCGTGGATCCCAAGAAACTGACCATCGACGATGACGCCGGGCAGCCGCACAACTACCTGATCGGGGCGCACCCTGCCTCCGAGGGCCTGCGGCTGGCCTCTCGGCTGTTCGCGCTCGTCGGCGCCCCCTTCGGGCAACTCCTCGACGTGCTCGTCTCCCGGGGAGAGGACGCAGAGATCGACCTCGGCGGGATCTCCAGCCAGCTCGCCAAGGCCCTGATCGAGGCGGACATGCCCGCCCTCACCCGGGACCTGCTCCGGCACACCCACCGAGACGGCGTCGATCTCGGCAACGCGACGATGATCGACGTGGTCTTCCAGGGTAACTACGGCGAGCTGGCTGACGCGCTGGCCGAGGTCGTGGAGGTCAACGGGTTCGCTCGTTTTTTCTCGCGGCTGGCGAAGCGAGCGGGGCGCGGAATGGGCGGGCTGGTGGCCCAGCTCTCCCAGCAGAAGCCCGGGAACTCCAGCGGCGGCTGATCCCGCTCGGCGAGGAGCTGATCTGGCGAGTCTGGACGCGAGCTCGGGGCACCAGTCTGGACGAGATCCGGGGCTGGTGCGTCGGCGACCTGATCTCGGCCGCGGCCCAGCTGCGGATTGATGACCTGGTCGAGGCTGCGGCAATCGAGGCCGCGAGGAGCAAGGCATGATCGTCAAAAAATTGACGACGCTCCTCGACTTCGACCTCGACCGGGCGAGTCTGGCCGCGGCGAAGGCGGTGGCGAGCGACGTCAAGGCAAGCCTGGCCGCCGCCTCTGCTGGCGCCCTGGCCCTCGGGGCGGGCCTGGCCTGGGCGATCAAGAAGACCGTCGAGGCAGGCGGTGAGGCGGCCGACACCGCGCAGCGGCTGGGACTGACCGCCGAGGCGGTGCAGGAGTTCGGGTACGTCGCCCAGCTCGCCGGCGTCCAGGCGACCGAGTTCTCTGCAGGCATCGCCCGCCTGGCCAAGAAGGGCGGCTACGAGTCGACCGAGCAGGCCCTGGCCGACCTGGCCGAGCGCTTCTCCGCCATGCCGGACGGCATCAAGAAGACGGGGCTCGCACAGGAGTACTTCGGTCGCTCGGGCGCCCAGCTGATCCCCTTCTTGAACGAGGGGGCCGATGGTCTCGCCCGCCTGCGGCAGGAGGCCCGCGACCTCGGGGTCGTGATCTCCGACGACGCCGCGCAGGGGATGGAGGCCTTCGGCGACGACCTCGACCGGCTGAAGATGGCCGGCGACGGGTTGGTCTACACCCTCGGCGGGGCCCTGATCCCGGAGCTGCAGACCCTCGCCACGGAGCTGCTCGGGTGGCTCCAGCAGAACCGCGCGCTGCTCCAGCAGAAGGTGACCGAGTGGACGCAGAAGCTGGTGCGCGGCGTCCGGGACCTGGTCCGCTGGGCCCGCGACCTCCACGCCCGGATCCAGCCGCTCGTCGAGAAAATGGGCGGCTGGGAGTCGGTGCTCAAGAAGCTGATCGTGGCCGTGGTCGCGTTCAAGACGATCGGCCTGGCGACGAGCCTGATCGAGATCAGCATCGCTGCGGCCAAGGCAGCCACGGCGCTCAAGGCCATGGGGGCCGCCTCGCTGGTCAACCCCATCGCACTACTCGCCGTTGCCATGCTCGGGGTGGGCCTGGCCCTCGACGACATCAAGACCTACGCCGAGGGCGGGGACAGCGCCGTCGGTCGGTTCCTCGACCGGTTCCAAGGGGCGGACGGCATCATCGGCGGTGCCACCACCGCCTTGGAGGAGTTCCTCGACGCCCTGGGCATCCTCCAGGATCGGCACAAGGAACAGGACGTGGTTGTCCGGTTCACCGCCGACTCGACTTCGCAGTGGTGGGACGAGTTTTTCCTCCGGCTCACGGACCGGCTCTGGAATCTCAAGACCCTGCTCATCGCCGTCCTGGCTGCCCCCCTGATGCCGTTCTACCTGGCGTACCAGGCGATCATGGCGGCATTCGGGGAGGACATCGAAAAGCTCGGGCAGCGGATGAAGACCTTCTACGACGGGCTGGTCGAAGAGGCATCCCGAGTCATCGAGTCGATGGTCAACGGGATCGCCAGCTTCATCGAGCGGTCCCTGGCGCTGATCCGGGACGAGGCGATCGAGATCGGTCGCTCCGTCTCCGGCGCCGTCACCGGCGGGGCGCGCAGCCTCCTGCCGCCGTGGATCGCCGACCGGGTCCTGCCGAACACCGCCACCCCCGGGGCGAGCAACCAGAGCATCAGCCTCACCGCAGGCCCCGTGACGGTCAACGCCAACACGGGGGCCAGCCCTGCGGAGATCGGCCGGGCGGTCCAGCAAGCCCAGCAAGACGGCCTCGCCCCGCTGCTCCGGCAGGCGTGGCGGACGCTCGCCCCGGCGGAGGACTAGCCGATGGCCACGAGCAGCGGCGAGACTGCGATCCTTCGCGGGCCGAGCTTCACGGACTCCGCCGGCCAGGTCATCCTGACCCTCGACGCCAGCTACTCCCAACAGCACGAGTTCGCGGCCGAGGTCACTGAGCACCCTGTCGAGCAGGGGATCGACGTGGCCGACCACGTCCGGCGGCTGCCCGTGACCCTGCAGATTCAGGGGGTGGTCTCGGCCTACCGCGTGGGCGACGAGAGCGCGGACCCCTACCGGGAGATCGCCGCGTGGGCGCTTCTCGAAGGCATGGTCGGCCAGGTCTTCTCCGTGGCCACGTCCCTGCGCGTCTACCCCAGCATGGTCCTCCTCCGGGCCTCTACGACCCGTGAGGCGGGCCAGGGCGGGGACCTGCTCCCCTCGCTCGAGCTGCGGGAGATCCGCACCGTCCAGCAGCAGAACGTCACGCTGCCCCCGGAGATCGTGCGGAAGGTGCCGCAGAAGGCCTCGGCGCCGAAGAAGACCGACCTCGGCAAGCAGCCGACGGACGCGCCGACGGCCGCAAAGGAAGCGGCGACGACCCGCTCCGTGCTCAAATACCTGACCGATTTTGCCGGGATAACTGGGCCATGAACGTCATCAGGACCAGACAAGACATCCCCGACTCGGAGCAGCAGGTGAGCCTTGACGGGACCACCTACCGTCTCCGGCTGACGTGGCGGGGCTACTGCGAGAGCTGGTACCTGGACCTCTCGACTGCGGCCGGCGTGGCCATCGTGACCGGGGTGCGGATCGAGGAGGACGCCAACCTGCTCCTCATGGCCGACTCGGACACTGCGCCCCCGGGCCTGCTGCTCGCCGTGCGGACCGGCGAGTGCGGGGACGGCACCAACGACCTGGTCCGGGCCGACCTCGGCAACGGCCTGCATCTGGTCTACGTCCCTGCCGACGAGCTCGCCTGATGGGCGCTCTCTTCGGCCGGGTCGTCCGGGTAGAGGTCGGGCAACCCGGAGCGGTCGGCCGCGCATGGGAGGGCCTGCGGGTCGGGTTCTCGGTCCGTCGCACGCTGAAGCGGTCGCCGAACAAGGCGGAGATCACCATCTACGGGCTGACCGCGGACAGTTCCCGGGCGTGCCAGGAGCCTGGGGCGGTCGTCCGGCTGCTCGCCGGCTACGACGGGGCGCCCTCGCTGCTCTTCCAGGGCGGGATCGAGCGGGCCATCCGCCAACTGGTCGGCGTGGACAGCGAGACGAAGATCGAGGCCACGGACGGCGGCCGGGAGTTCCGCGCCGGCTGGATCAGCAAGACTTTCGCCTCCGGGACCGACACGGAGCAGATCCTCCGTGAGCTGGCCGCAGCCGGGGGCTTCTCACTCGGGCAGATCAGCGATTTCCCGACGGTGCGGATCACCTCCGGGCTCACGCTCTGCGGGCCCGTCCGCTCGTGCCTGGACACGCTCGCCCGGACGGTCGGCGGGGACTGGAGCCTGCAGGATGGGGAGTTGCAGGTGCTTTCCGCGACCGGGACGACTGCCGAGGACGCGGTGCTGATCTCCCCGGAGTCGGGGCTGGTCGGCTCGCCGACGCAGACGAAGGACGGGATCGAGCTGGTCTCCCTGCTGCAGCCGACCATCCGCCCGGGGCGCCGCTTCCGGCTCGACTCGCGAGACTTCCGGGGCGTCTACCGGGCCGGGGACGTCGAGCATAGCGGCGACTCGGGGTGGGAGTCGGACTTCTACACCCGGATCACCGCCACGCCGGTCTAGGGGGGCAACGTGGACGAAGCTCGGCCGACGCTGGAAGACGTGCTCGAGGGAGCCATCCGGGGAGCGCTCGTGGGGGTGCATACCGGCTTCGTCGCCGAGGTCGTGAGCTACGACCGGGCCACGCAGACGGCGACCCTGCAGCCGGTGGTCCGGGGCCGGCGGCGCACGGAAGAGGGCGGGGTCGAGTTCTACTCGCTACCGCAGCTGGTCAACGTGCCCGTCGAGTTCCCGGCCGGTGGCGGCTGCTCGATCACCTGGGACCTCGCTGCCGGCGACCAGGGGATCGTGCGGATCCTCGAACGCAGCCATGACGAATGGCGGGCCGTGGCAGGGAGTTCGACGAGCCCGCAACACGCGCGGCGCTTCGACCTCTCGGACGCGACCTTCTGCCCGGGCGGGCGGTCGCCTGCCGCCCCGCTCGACGAGGTAGCCGCCGGGGCGCTGGTCGTCGCCGGAGCCGACGTGCGCCTCGGCAGCAAGACGGCCGCCGACTTCGTGGCGCTGGCCTCGCTGGTCTCCGACCGGCTGGACAAGCTCCAGAAGGCATTCGACGCGCACGTCCACGCGACGGCCGCCACCGGGCCGCCTGTCGGTCCGAAGCCGGTCCCAGGGCTGATCCCGGTGGGATCGCTCGCAGCGGTAGGGGCCGCAAAGGTGAAGGCAGAATGACCGTCCGCGACCTGCAGCTGACATCGGGCGGCGACCTCGAACTGCTCGGCGGCGGCGGTCTCGTCTCCGACGAGGAGGCCATCGCCCAGGAGATCACCGTTCGCCTCCACACCTTCGCCGGGGAGTACTTCCTGGACTCGGGCCGCGGTCTGCCCTGGCTGGCCTGGCATCAAGCCAAGTGGAGCGCCGAGACGGTCAAGCAGGCCAAGATCCTGATCCGGGCTGAGCTGCTCGCCGTGCCCGGTGTGGCCAGCGTCCAGGACCCTGGCGTCGAGATCACCCGGACCGGGACCGCCGTGACGATCTCGGCCACCGTCGCCACTGACACCGGGGAGCTGATCCCCGTGCGGGAGACCGTCTGATGCCGCTACCACTGACCGGGTACAGCGCCAAGCGGCTCGCCGACTGGCGGGACGACCTCCGCGACGACTTCCGGGCCGCGCTCAACGCCGAGACGCCGGGCCTTGGCGACGCCGTCAACCTCGACGAGGGCTCGGTTCTGGGCAACCTCCTCGACACCGTGGCCGCCCGGCTGGACGAACTCTCCGAGGCCACCCAAGACCTCTTCGACAGCTTCGACGAACGCAACGCGACCGGGGTCTACCTGGAGAACTTGGCCCGGCTGGTCGGGNNGCTCGCTCGTCGCCGACGCGACGGGGCAGCAGTGGGAGACGCTGGCCGACGTGGTCTTTCCCGGCGCCGGCGCGCTCACCGTGGCTGCGCAGCCGACCGAGACCGGGCCGATCGCCGCGACTGCCGCCACGATCACCACGATCGTAACGCCCGTGACCGGCTGGTCGGCCGTGACGAACGTCGCCGACGCCACCGCCGGCACGGACCGGGAGACGGACTCGGAGCTGCGCAGCCGCCGCCGGCTGTCGCTGCAGATTGCGGGCGCCGCGGCTCCGGACGCGATCCGGGCGCAGCTCCTGGACATCGACGGGATCAGCGCGGCCGTGGTCGTCGACAACAAGACGGGGGTGCCGGTGACCCTCGGCACGACGACTCTACTGGTCCTCCCCGCACACTCGCTCGCGGCCGTGGTCTGGCCGAACGGGCTCGCTGCCGACGTCCGGGCCGCCGTCGCCGATGCCATCTGGGCCAGCGCGCCGGCAGGGATCGAGACCGCGCGGATCGTCGCGGCGGACGGCGGAGCAGGCGGTGGTCTGACCGAGACCGTCGTGGACGCGGGCGGCTCGAACCAAGCCGTCCACTTCTCCACGGCCGTGGATCGGTCGATCGCCCTCGACGTGACCGTCGTTGACGGCGCCGTGCCGGAACTCGACGCGACGATCGAGGCGGTCTTCACGGACTACATCGACACCTTGGCCATCGGGGAGCAGCCGATCGAGCTGCCGATCTACGTCGGGCTGGGAGCGCTGGCCGGGGTCGTCAACGTCACCGTCCTGACGATCACTGGGACCGTGGACACCTTCGAGCGCGCCGTCGCCGGCGTCGTCACCGTCACGCACGTCTGAGCGGAGGCCAGCATGGGCGCTCATCCCTACCAGGCCAGCCACCTCGCCGAGCTGCTCGACGAGCTGATCGCCTACTTCCGGGCCAGACCGGTCTTCGGCTGCCTCGCCGATGCGCTCGGCGGACAGCTCCAGGAACTCGAGGAATCGGTCCGGGAGCTGCGCGAGGAGCGGACGCTGGACGTCGCCATCGGCGCCCAGCTCGACCAGTGGGGGGTGCTCGTCGGGGAGCCCCGGGGCGCGCTCGGAGACGACGACTACCGGCGCTTCATTGCCGCCCGCATCCTGGCCAACACCGCACAGGGCGTGCCTGACCGGCTGATCACTATCCTCGGGATCCTGGCCGAGAATGCGATCCTGCCCGGCAACTGGGGCCTGTTCTACACCCCGAAGTACCCGGCCGGCTACACGCTGGCCGTCCTGCGGGACTTCCCGGCCCTCTCGGCCGACGTCCGCTCCAGGATTGCAGGGATCTTCGACGCGATCACCCCGGCCGGGGTTCAGCAGGTGCTGATTGACGCCTCGTTCACCGCTGATGGGCCGTTCCGCTTCGACATCGGGCCCGGGTTCGACGTCGGCGAATTCGCCAGCCTGATCGACTAGGAGCAGATCATGAGTGACATCCTCTGGGCCGAGGGCGCTGCCCCCGGCGAAGTCGTCGATCCCGGCGCGCCGCTGCGGAACGCAGGCTACGGGCCGAACGAGATCCCCGCGCACGAGCACTTCAACTGGCTGTTCCAGCAGTACGGCCGGGCCGCGATCCGCAAGCACGACTCGGCCGAGGACCTGATCGCCAGCCGGGATGAGATCGGGTTCGTGCTCCCCACTGGTGGGCTGGGGACCTACATGACCCCAGACTGGCAACTCGACTGGCTCATCGCTGGCGACGCCAACGAGAGCGAAATCTGCTCGGACGGGGAGTATCTCTGGACCGTGGCAGGGGCCGGGTTCAACCGCTTCGTCCGCCGGCGCCTGCGCTCGACCGGAGCGATCGACCTCGACCAGCCACAGCGAGGGTACCTGCTGTTCGACTACCCGTTCGTCGCCACCCTCGGCGGCAACGTCTACGTCGCCGACGACGCGGCCGGGGTTCCGCAGATCAAGGTGTTCGACCGGACCACATTGACCTACCTCTACGAGGCCAACCTGCCCGGGGCAGCCACCGCCTACGCGATCGCCACGGACGGCTACTTCGTGGCCATCGCCGCTGGCACGGTCGTCCACCTCTACCAGGACACCGGGGCCGCGCTGGCGCCGATCGGGACCTACGACCACACGGCCCAGGTCAACGCGATCTGCATGGACGGCAGCTTCCTCACGCTGGCCGGGGCGACCCCCGGGGCAGCAGACCAGGTGCGGGTGCTCTCCTACGGCGCCGGCGGCTTCACCCTGTTCGCGACCCTGGACCGCGCAGGCAACTCACAGGCGCGCAAGGTGGCCCGGGTTAACGAGTTGATCGCACACTGCGGCGACATCGACACCGCCGATTACACCGGCGTCTGGCGGTCGATGAATGAGGACGAGTTGCGCTGGGCCGGCGCGTTCGCCACCAACGACGTGGCGATCGTTGACGGGCTGGTCGTCGAGGCCGGGAACGGCTCGATTTGCTTCCGGGACGCGGTCGACGGCTCGCTGATCAAGATCATCCTCTGGGACGCCGGTGCGGCCACCGCGGTCAACAGGCTGGCTTACGACAACGACGCCCTCTTCGTGCTCGGAGCGGCCACCGCTGGCGGGCACCGGCTGAAGCGGTACTCGATGCACAGCCAGCCCAAGATGTTCCGCACGCTGGACCCGGCGACGGCCATCCGACGCCGCTACACCTCCGGGGTGCCCTCGCTGATCCAGCCGATCCGATGATCGCCCTCATCGCCCGGCGCTGGGGTGGTCCGGACGGAGGCCCGGACGGGATGGCCGTCGCTTCCGCACGGCTCGCATGGACTCTGGCCGAACTCGGCCATCAGGTCGCCTGCTACCTGCCCGAGACCGAGCGGGAGCCCTGGCAGCATCGGCGAGTGGACTGGCGACACCGGAGCCCGACGAAGGGCCCCGACGACTGGTCCGCCTCGCTGACGATCTGCACCTCGCAACCGACCTGGCCGACGCTCTCGGCCCTCGCCCGGAAGGCCGGGGCGCTGGACCGGCTCGCCTTCTGGCACCACTACGGGCCGGAGCCGGCCGGGTCGGGAGCGATCCTGCTCCGGGTCGCGGCCGGCGGACCAGCAAAGGGATGGGGCAGGGTCGTGACCCTGCCGCCGTCGAGCTGGGCGGCCGAGTCTGGCGGGGACCGCAAAGGGTCGCTCGTCGTCGTGCCGGGCGCCGGATCGGCAAAGGGATCCGCAACCGCTCTGGCCGTCGCCCGCTCCCGGCCTGACCTCGGCTGGGCCGTGCTCGCCGGCCGGGCGAGTGAGGCGGAGCTTCGCCCCTGGCGCGAGCTCGGGGCGCTGGTCATCCCCTGCGGCTCGCCGCAGTCCGCCTGGCTGGACCTCGCCCGGGCGGTGCTCTCGCCTACCCGCTCCGAGACCTACGGGCTCTGCCTCGTCGAGGCCGCGGTCCGCGGGATCCCGGTGGTCTGCTCCGACCTCCCAGGGCCCCGCTCGGCCCTCGGAGATGTGGGGCGCTACCTGCCCCCGGACGCCCCGGCGTGGGCCTGGGAGAAGGCGCTGCAGGAGGCCATGGCCGGACCCGAGAGGCGGCTGACGCTGCCCAGCTACCGGGCCACGGTGCGCCAGGCGCTCGGCCCGTGGTTGGTCGTGCAGCGGCCGGAGCCGGTCAAGCCCGTGCTGGAACTCCCGCTCTCGGGACGCCGGGGGCTCGTGTCCGTGCTGATGGCCGTCGGACCCGTGCATCGCTGGCTCGGCGAGGCGGTCAGGTCCGTGCTCGAGCAGGAGCTGCCCGCCGGGTGGCAGCTCGAGCTGCTGTTGGGGATCGACGGTGTGCCGGAGAGTCTGGCCGCGGCGCGGGCGCTGCCGCCCGATCCTCGGGTCGGGATCGTCTCGTTTCCCGAGCCGGTCGGCACCTACCGGGTGGCCAACGCGCTCCTCGGGCTGTCCTCCGGGGAGCTGGTCACCAGGTCGGACGCGGACGACGTCCAGCAACCTGGCCGGCTGGCTGAGCTGATCGGGCTGTTCCGTCAGGATCCGCAGCTCGGGCTGGTCAATACCTACTACTGCGAGGCCGACGAGGAGACACTGGAGCCCACGAAGCGCCTCTCAGGGCCGGCGGATGGTGTCTGGTGCTACCGGCGGGCGCTGCTCGACAGTCTCGGCGGCTGGCGCCCCTGGCCCTGCGCAGCGGACTCGGAGCTGGTGGGCCGTGCGAAGGCCCTGGGAGCTCGCTGGCAGCTCTTCCGCCGACACCTCTACCTCGCCCGGACGCACCGCCGGCAGCTCACCACGGCCAACGGGACGGCCCTGGGCTCCGACCTCCGGCAGACCCTGGCGCGGACGATCCTCGACGAGCGAGAGAGCTACCAGCGGGGCGCCGCCGTGCTACGCGTCGAGCGGGAGACGCTGCCCGTCGAGCGGTCCGGGGCTCGCTGGGGTGAGCAGGTCTGGGCCTGCCTCGCTGCGATCCCCGGCCGGCGGGAGATCCTCGGGCAGGTCATCGGCTCGCTGCTCGGGCAGGTCGACCGGCTCGGGGTGTACCTCAACGGCTGGGACGACGCGCCCGAGTGCCTGGACGACCCTCGGATCATGGTCGCCCGCTCTCAGGAGCATGGGGACCGGGGCGACGCCGGAAAGATGTTCTGGGCCGACGAGGCGCCCGGGTACTACCTGAGCTGTGACGACGACATCCTCTATCCGCAGGACTATGCGGCGCGGCTGGTCGGGGCGCTGAAAGAGCGGGGCAACCGGGCCGTGGTCGGCTGTCACGGGGTGATCCTCAACCCGCACGTGGACTGCTACCGGCGGGACCGCCGGGTGCTCCGCTTCGGCTCGGCCCTGGACGAGGACACGCCGGTCCACCTGCTCGGCACCGGAGCGGCTGGCTGGCACGCGCCGACGCTAAGAATCCCGCGGGCCGCCTTCCGCGTCCCGAACATGGCCGACGTCTGGCTCGCCGAGATCGGCCAGCAGCAGCGGATCCCGTTCTGGTGCCTGCGCCGGGAGGCCGGCTGGCTTCGTGACATCGACTGCGCCTATCAGGACAGCATTTTTCGCCACGGGGAGCAGGGGACCGGCAGCGACAGGGACAAGGGTGCGACGGAGCTGGAAGTGATCCAGCGGCTCGCCCCCTGGCACATCTGGGCGGCCGAGGAGACGACGATGGACAGCACCTATCGAGAGCGTGACTTCTGGCAGCAGCGCTACTCCTCGGGCCTGGACTCGGGGCCCGGATCCGGCGGTGAGGAGGCGGCGTGGAAGGTCGAGCAGGTCGTGAGGGCCTGCAGCCGGAAGAAGGTCGGCTCCGTGCTCGATCTCGGGTGCGGTGACGGACGAGTCGCCAGGGCCCTGATGGATCGGCTGCCGGGGGCCAGCTACCTCGGCATCGACCAGGCGCCCGCAGCGCTCGAGCAGGCTCGGCGTGTGGCCCTGCCCGGGATGGAGTTCCGCGAGGGCGACCTGACCGGGGCGGAGCTGTCGCCGGCGGACCTCGTGCTCTGCCTGGACGTGCTGTTCCACCTGGAATCGGCCGAGCGGCACGAAGCAGCGATCGCCGCGGTCTGCCGGGCCTTCCGCAAGGTGGCCATCGTGGCCGCCTGGAACGCGGGGATCGTGGAGCTTTACCGCGGCGAATTCGCGCCGCATACTGTCTACAGGCCCTTCGTCGTGACGGACCCGGCGGTGAAGGTCGAGGAGATCAAGCTGCCGATGGTGGGCCAGAAGAGCCTGTTCATCCTGACCCGCCCGCGGCGGAAGTGAGGCGAAGATGAAGCGCATCCTCTTGACTCTGGCCCTCCTGGCGCTCCCCTCGCTCGCCGTGGCGCAGCCCTCGCTGATCGGGACGGTCGCGGCCGACGGCAAGACCACCGCGACGAGCGCAGCCAATCCGGTTCCGATCGCCGGGACCGTGACGACCAACGACCAGAAGGGGGCCGGCGCGACCACCGCGACCACCCTCCGGACCGTGACGGCGACTGACAGCCCCGAGGTGACGGTGCTTTCCGTGCTCTCGACGGCCCTGGGTACGCTCGGGGTAGCCATCCCGCCGCTCGGGGTGCTGATGTCCGGCACGGACGGGGTGCTGCTGCAGGCCCTGCGAGTCGTCGACCTCGACCTCGGGGCTGGGACTGACTACTACCAGGGGATCGGGCTGATGCTCCGGGCGGCCGGCGGTGGCGCCTTCGTCTCGGGGGGCAACGGGGCAGCGGACGCCGGGACGATCCGGGTGATCGAGGCCGGCGTCTCGTCCGGCGCCTCCACCCACGTCGACGTCACCGCGGCCGAAGTGGCCGTCTTGGCAGCGAAGGCTGGACGCAAGTACTTGAGGATCCAGGTGTATTCAGACACCGACGGGGCTGTCTGCTGCGCGCTCGGGGCGACGACCAGCGCCTGCACGATCGGCGAGATCCTCGACCCATCTCCAGCGGCCGACAAGGGCGGCGGGAGCCTCGATTTCACGGGCTATGGCGGCGCAGTGACCTGTCGGGCAACGGGGGCATGGACCACGACTGTGGCCGCGACGGAGTACTGATCGTGCGCCCCCTGCTGCTCCTGGATCTGCTCCTAGCGGGCTGCTCCTCGGCCGATGCCGGGACGTGGCAGCCGGACTACGAGGGATGACGATGAGACGCACACTGATTTTTGGGGCCCTCTCTCTGCTCGCTGTGCTCAGCACCGCGGGCATCTGGCAGCCATCTTCCGGCGGCGGCGGCGCCGCCCCGATCACCAAGACCGTCTCGGGTGCGATCGCCGCGGGAGCGTCGTCCTCGGGGAACGTCACCGACTGGATGAACGTGGGGTCGATCTTCGAGGTCAGGATGACCTCGACGGCGTCTGCCTGCGTGGACATCGAGCTGTTCCGCAAGGACACGCTGCTGGCCGTTGACCGGGTTTATTACGTCTTTCATGCCGATGGGCAGACCGCCGCGTGGCAGGATCTGATCGGCACCAGTTATCGGGACGAGGACGGGACCAAAGAGCTACACTGGAGGCTCACCAACTGCGGGGCGGCCGTGAGTACGGTCACGCTGACTGTGTACGGAGTAGGGCAATGAACAGGACGAAAGCGATCGGTGCTCTCCTCGTGGGCCTGTCTCTGGCCCTCTCCTCGGTGGTCTATGCGGACACCCGCAGGATCTACCCGAACACGCTCCAGGTGGATCCGGCGGGGGGTGGGGCAACCACACTGGAGTCCACGATGGTAGATCTGCTGCGGTTCCTCGTGAACGACTGCGACGGAACCAGCTACGACTGTCTGCCCGGGGCGGGCACGACGGGCCCGGGATGGACGATCGTGGAGGTGTACGCCGGGGGCCGAGAGGTGCCTGCCGATCCGACCGACGTGGACTCGATCGCCGTCGAGACAG